AATGGGCTACCCAAAGGAAAATAATAAATGAGTACACCACGAGATTTAGCGCGAGATACATGGGCAAGAACGAAGCAGCTTGTTTTGCTTAACGGCGCATTAGAAGATTATGTCCTGCTCGCCGTTACGAAAGTAACGTGTTTGGCTATCGGACTTGCCGCTGGCTGGCACATGTGGGGAGGAGTATAAATGAAAATCACCAAATCCCAATTGATGCAGATTATTAAAGAAGAAACATCTAGCTTAAACGAAATGCCGTATCGGCAAGGGGGTCGCCACGCCGGCTACGACGCCAATTGGCGCCGCACGTTTGGTGAGCCAGATCCCTCTCAAAAAGATACGGAAGCACAAGCCATTGCAGACATGGATGTGGGAATTGCGCGAGAGTTTGCGCAAGACGTTGTAGAATTTGTACGCCAGAATGTAGCTTCTGAGCAGGCACCAGCCCTGGCAGAAATGTCGATGGGGGACTTTTTGAGACTAGCTGCTGATTTAGCAGGCGATGAGCCGCTGGTAACACAAGTCGGAGAATAAGATGAAAGTAACCAAGTCCCAATTGATGCAGATCATCAAAGAGGAGATTACGAATATGAATCGTGGACTTCGAGAGTTTGCAGAATGGGTGATGGAAGTAAATGGACATATTGAAAGCTTGTCTGACGAATATGTATCGGCAGACGAATTGGCCACCGACGTTAATCTGTATGATTTATGGTACCAGGGAATCCCGGCTGCCGCGGCTGCGCAAGATCTTATAAGCGGTGACTATTGATGAAGCTTTGGAATAAACTAAATCACTGGCTCGACTGGCGCGGCATTAAGTGGACCGACATTATCGGCTCGGGTGTAGCGTTTGGAACAATCATCGGACTAGTTATAGTATTAACCTGGGCAGGATTGCAATGAGAGAAAGGCTTCGAAGGTTATGGAGTGTAGACGTGCTGGCTGTAGGGCTGGCATTACTTGCTTTGGCATACGCGTGCTGTGTGCACCATCGAGCCCAAGAAAGATTGAATGAAATTGAAGGCGTGGTTAACGAAGGAATTCATATTCCGACACAGCCAACTCCACCAGTGAGGTTCGAACCAGAATGTCAATAAAGATTACAAAAAAGAAACTGATGGAAACTGTGGAGAAGGAAATGAAAAATGTCCTTCTAGAGACATATTTGCGCATCCACCTTTCACAAGTTTTAACAGAGCGAACTGAGGGAATGTCGACTGCTAAAATTGAGGCGCTGCTCTCATCTGTGATTGACAATTTGGAGGGTATCGATATGAGTATCGATTACCTCACTTCAGCGATAACTGGTCATGATCCATATTCTTTGGGGATCGCACAGAAGGTGGCCGGCCGCGGCGGCGGACGCTTCTCTCCTGTTCCATCCCCTCCGGAACAAGTCTCTGAAGCGGAAGAATTGTCGGAACTAAACCCTAATAAAACATTGGACCAACAAGAGCCCGAGGACTTTGAAGAGCCCGAGGAAGATCCTGACGCTTTAAGGTCCGATACAGTTTTAGGGGCCACCGGAAAATGGCCTGAAGAGCCTTCTGAGCCAGCGCAACAACGGCCTCCTCGTGAATATCGAAGTAAGGCCATTGAACTTTTGGCTTCGTTTCATGTAAATGTTGATCAGCAAGCTATAGATGCAGTGGCGTGGCAACTATACCACAATGCCATGGGCGCCCCCACGCAGGCGATGGAAGAACCCCCGAAGAAACGAAAAAGATTTAAGTTTTTTGAAAACGTAGGAAAACGCCCTAATGCTGAGCTACTAGCTTTATTGCGAACAATGTTGAAAACTGCCGAAGATCCTTATGCAGATGAACAACGACTCCTATCTTTAGGAGGTGAATTAGAAGACATGCTCGGCCAATTGGCGCCGGCAGCCGAGTGGGCCCAAGAGCAGGGCTATGACCGGCCTACATATAGTGAAAACCTACAGCAGTATATTAGAGAAGAACTCGAAGCTTATTTGGAAGAAGAGGAAAAGAATAATCCTTGGGCCATATGCACTAGTTCTGTCGGCAGAGAAGATAAAGAAAAATATGAGAAATGCGTAAAAAGCATAAAAGCACAAAATAGAGGAAAATAAAATGAGTGTATTAAGTAACTTATGGAATAGCACCGTCACAGCCGCAGGTCACGTATGGAGCGTTGCCCTGGATTTAGGATGGTCAGTATGGCACGAAGTCAAAGATGGCATTAGTCGTTTAAGCTGGTGGTTATTGGTCGGATTGGTCTGGCTCGATGGACTAGCAGTAGGCTGGTGGCTGTGGAGTAGCTAGTGGCTGAGCATAAAGGATTTTTAGATACGTGGTTGTTAAAGCTTACTTCTCGTAAGTTATTGGTATGGATAACTGCGTCTGCATTAGCCTTTACCGGGTATTTGACGAGCGGTGATTGGGTAGTTATTAGTACCGTCTTCATTGGCACCCAAGGTGCCGTCGACATTGTTGAGAGATTCAAGGGACGCAAGTGACACCACAACAACTGATCATCCAGTTCTTAGTAAAGAATTGGAAAGGAGTATTGATCGTTCTTTTGTCTGGCGTAGTGATGGGCAAAATGCGCTATGACTATAAGCAGATGCAAGCGGCATACGAGGCTTCAGAACAATCTCTGCAAGCTCAGATTGCTGGACTGCAAGAGATCCACAAGAAGCAAATGGCGGATATGGAAGAATCACTACAGGTCTACAAAGATACCTTAGATCAAGTAGAACAAGATTACCAAGAGAGCCAAGAAGAATTGCTCGAAGAGATCGAGAACCGTAGAGAAGAATACGGAAGACAATTCTCTCAAGACCCAGAAGAACTAGCGGAGACTATAATGTTAATGTACGGATTTAATTATGTTCCTTAGTCTATTATTAATGTTAACAGGCCCGGCCCAGGCCGAGGACGCAGGACAATTTACCTTTCTAGGGCACCAGCAGTGTGCCCCGTTTGAGGGTGTGCTTTTTGATGTGCCAGCGTTGTCTGAAATCATGGCGCGCCAGTCCACCGCCAATCTCGCATGCCAAGCACGAATTGACTATGAACTTTCAGTTGAAATTGCAAGCTACGAGCTAGAACTTCGCAATTGGGAGATTCAGTATAACGCCCTACATGAAGAAAGCAGTCTTCTGATCTTCCAGAAGGATGAAGAGATTGACCACCTTCAAAGAACTCTCTTGAAGCAATCCCCCCGCAATAATTGGATGTGGGCCGCCGGCGGTGTTGGAGTAGGAATCTTAAGCACCTATGCAGCCTATAGGCTGTTTAATGAGTGATAAAGATTTCGATAAATTAGCTGCGATAGAGCAGGCTATTTCCCAAAAATATGGCAAAGAAGCAATTCAAAACCCACGCGCAAATTGGGACGAGACCAAAGAGAAAGAATATCTTGTACAAATGCGAGAGTTATATAAAAAAACAGATAAGAATGAAACCTTCCAAGAGAAAATAGATGTAAATGGCATAAAGGTTTCAAAGAAACTATTTAATAGAGATTCTTTACAACATTGTTCTGTGTGTTCTGCGCTAGCGCGAAAGGTACTGGATGATGTTTGTTTTCTAAAATTTGATTGCTGCCATAAATGCTATGTTAAATATGTAGAAGATAGAGAAGAAAGATGGGAACAAGGTTGGAGACCACAAAAAGGAAATAAATAATGGCAACAGTTTACGAAATCGTACAAGGCTTAGCACAAGCCGCCGCTAATGCATATGATGGCGCGTTAGGAGAAGACTACGAGCCTGATAAGCCCGGTATTCTTCGCCGAGAAGAGGGTAATGCCCTCATCGATCAACGAGTGATGGATGGCTTCAATGTGAAGTTTTATGGGAATATGATGTGCCTTAGCTATCAATCAGAAATCCAACTTAAAGAAGTTATCGCCGGCGGCTTTGAGGAAGATATCGATCAGCGCCTCACTGACATTTCAGGATGGCTTAAGAAAGAATACAAAAAGATTACTGGCGATTCGGTCAGCCTGACGGCCGAGGGTGAAGTAGATATCCGCGTGGAAAATTCTTCTCGGGTACGAACCTGGGTAGTGGCGAAGAAGCACTATCGTGTGGGTGGCTTGGACGAATCTATGAATGATGATAATCGAGGTTCCACCAATCCTGTGGAAGCCAAATGGAAGACCTTTTTAGATCAAGGCGGCTGGAATGGTAAAGGCGGCACGCGCCCCGATAACGATACGAGGAAGAAAGAATCATGAAAATTTCGATTGCACGACTCAAAGAGATTATTATGGAAGAAGTTGCGGGAGCAACCACTGAAGGTCACGATAAAGATTGGGGTATGGGCAAGGACGAAAAGTCTCGCACCCGACCCGGAGAAGAAGATTATACCGGGCACAAGGGAGACGAGTCTCATACGCACCCCGGAGAACTGGATTATGAACATGATGGAGAAGATCTCGAAGGAAAAGCCAACCGCGTTCTCGCAGACTTACATGATGTAATGACGGCCGCAGGCCTTAATGTTGATCTAACTGCGGATGTAAGCGATGATGATATCGAAGCCGAAGAAGAAATAGAAATCGTAGATGATGAATGAGTTTTCAATTAGACAAGAAACAGCAAGTCAACGAGATTCTGAAATGCGGTAAAGACCCAGCTTACTTTCTCACAAACTATGCTCGTATCTCTCACCCAATGCATGGGTTGATTTTATTTGATACATATGATTTTCAAGATGCGCTCCTAAATGACTTTAATGATTATCGCTTTAATGTCATCCTTAAAGCACGTCAGCTTGGCATCTCTACAATCACAGCCGGCTATATCGTATGGATGATGCTATTTCATCGCGATAAGGCCATTTTAGTTATGGCAACCAAGTTCGCCACCGCCGGCAACCTCGTCAAAAAGGTTAAAGGTATCATGCGCAATGTACCAGACTGGCTAAAGATTGCAACAATCAGCGTTGACAACCGCACATCTTTCGAGTTGTCCAATGGTTCCTCTATTAAAGCCGCGTCCACTTCGGGCGATGCCGGTCGTTCCGAAGCACTGTCTCTTTTGGTTCTCGACGAGGCCGCCCACATCGAAGGCTTAGAAGAATTATGGACTGGTCTATATCCGACGTTGTCCACAGGTGGGCGTTGTATTGCGTTGTCTACCCCAAATGGTGTGGGAAACTGGTTTCACAAGACCTGTACCGAAGCAGATTCTGGAGTAAACAATTTTAATTTAACGACGTTACCGTGGGATGTCCACCCAGATCGAGATGAACAATGGTACACTAAAGAAACAAGAAACATGTCCAAGCGCCAGATTGCACAAGAATTACAATGTAATTTCAACACGTCTGGTGAAACAGTGATTGATCCCGAATGTATGGAATGGCTGCTATCGAATGTTAAAGAGCCCAAACATCGCACGGGATTTGACCGTAATTTTTGGATTTGGGAAGAATTTGATCCTACCTGTAATTATTTGATGGTGGTGGATGTATCTCGTGGCGATGGCGCCGATTTTTCTACATTTCATATTGTCAAATTAGAAACCTTAGAAGTCATCGGAGAATATCAAGGAAAACTAACTCCTGATTTATTTGCTAACATGCTTAATCAAGTCGGCCGAGAGTTTGGAAATGCGATGATGGTAGTAGAAAATAATAATATTGGCTATACAGTACTTGACAAACTTGTAGAATACGGTTATCCTAATATATATTATTCTATAAAGTCAACGCATGAATATATTGAGCAACATCAAGCTGAATATAAAACTAACACGATTGCCGGCTTCTCTACTACACAGAAGACCCGACCTTTAATAGTTGCAAAATTAGAAGAGTTTATAAGAAATAAACTAATTAAAGTGTATTCATCCCGCACGGTTAATGAAATGAAAACTTTTATTTGGAAAAATGGAAAGCCTCAAGCTATGAAGAGTTATAATGATGATTTGATTATGGCTTTAGCAATTGCATGTTGGGTGCGTGACACTGCTATTCAAACTAATGCACGTGATTTAAACTATCAGAAGGCGTTCGTAGATGCAATTATTACGACACGCACTACGATGAACACGACTATTTCGGGCCAACAGGGGTACAAACAAGAGAATGCCCTAGATAAAAAAACGACAGAGGCGGCAAAACTTTATGAACAATATAAATGGATTATTAAGTGAGATTATAAATGGCAATTCAAGATAAAAACCCAGCAAACTCTGAAACGAGCTTATTCAAAGCGTTAACGCGTCTCTTCTCGGGTCCCATTGTTAACTATCGTTCTCAATCGGGACGTCGCATTCGGCGTCAACATTTAGATAAATTTTCCTCTCGCTTTAAATCGGCATCGGGGCAACAGTTTAAAAAGACACTTTATAATCCTTTAGATGTTATTGCTACAAATGCGATTCAAAACCAACGACGTTCAGAGCGTTATGTAGATTTTGATCAGATGGAATATATGCCTGAAATCGCATCTACGATGGACATCTATGCAGATGAGATGACAACATATTCTGAACTGCGCCCGATGCTTAATGTCCGATGTCCTAATGAAGAAATTAGTGCGGTACTGGATGTCTTATTTGATAGCATCCTTAACTTAAAATACAATCTTTTTGGTTGGGCCCGCACGATGTGTAAATATGGTGATTTTTTCCTGTATGTTGATATCGATGACAAATATGGAGTGACATCTGTTCTACCGCTCCCGGCCCAAGAAGTTGAAAGACTAGAAGGTAAAGATGCCACCAACCCGAATTATGTGCAGTTTCAGTGGAACTCTGCTGGGATGACCTTTGAAAACTGGCAAGTTGCCCATTTCCGCATCTTAGGAAATGATAAGTACATTCCGTATGGAACATCAATTTTGGAGCCAGCACGACGCATTTGGCGCCAGCTAGTGTTGATGGAAGATGCTATGATGGCATATCGTGTTATCCGTTCTTCTGAGCGCCGAGTGTTTAAGATTGATGTCGGTTCTATTCCTCCCAATGAAGTCGAACAGTATATGGAAAAAATTGTGACCAACCTTAAGCGTCATCAAGTTATTGATCCTGAAAACGGACGTGTGGATTTGCGATACAACCCAATGTCTATCGAAGAAGATTATTTCATCCCAGTTCGCGCTGGCTCGGTCACAGAGATCAAGAACCTCGCCGGCGGCACCAACACTACCGATATTGATGATATCAAGTATTTGCGTGATAAGCTTTTTTCCGCACTCAAGATACCTCAATCTTATCTAACGATGGGAGAAGGTGCCGAAGAAGACAAGACTACTCTTGCGCAGAAAGACATTCGTTTTGCAAGAACCATTCAGAGACTCCAAAGAGTTATTATCGCAGAGCTTACAAAGATTGGTATCATCCATCTGTACACATTAGGCTTCAGAGGCGACGACTTATTAAGCTTCAGCTTAACTCTCAATAACCCGTCCAAGATTGCAGAACTTCAAGAAATTGAGACCTGGAAGCAGAAGTTCGACATTGCCGCTGCAGCCACAGAAGGTTATTTCTCACGGCGCTGGGTGTCCGAACATATCTTTGGTATGAATCATGAAGACTTTGGTCGCAATCAACGCGAAATGTATTATGATCGTAAGCACGACGCCGCTCTTCAGGCAGTCGCTGAAGCTGCTGCAGCCGAAGGCGCCGGCGGCGGAATGGGAGGCGATCTGGGGGGAGACCTTGGAGGCGATCTCGGAGGCGATCTCGGAGGAGATCTTGGTGGTGATCTTGGCGGAGGCGAGGAAATGCCCGCAGGTGAAGCCGGCGGTGATGAGGGAGGTGGCGATGATTCAGCGCTCCTAGCCGTCCCACCCGGCTCTCGTAACGAGCCTCGTCTGACCCCTGGAGCAAAGGGAAAAGTATATTATCCTAAGAAGGTTGATGGCCGACCAGCAGGAGCCCGGACGCGCTCTATGGGCGCGAAGTACAATCGAGAAAAAGCTAGCTCGGCTATTCGGAATGTTGTCCCAGGCGCTGAGATCGGTTCCCTCGCAAAGATGGGCAGCTTGGGAAATGGTATTTATGAAGGACAAGCACCTATTTATAACGCAAGTGAGCTTTCTGAAGAAGAAAAGCTTTTTCACGTAAGCGATTCGATACGGGCGCTCCTTAAAGGATTAGAAGGATTGGAGAATAATAATGAAGGGTAGACATAACAAAAAAAGAAATACCGCATTTGTTTATGAGGCGTTGATTCGCGAAGCAACCGCGGCCATCTTAAAGAAAGACACGATACAGTGTAATAAGATCGTGGACCTTATTAAGAAGCACTTCAAACCAGGAAGTCTTTTGCGACAAGATTTAGAATGCCATCGATCTCTTTATGAAAGTTGTGGCTTCGATAAAGAAACGTCAGAAAAGATTCTACGGGAAGCAAAATTAGCTAGCCGTCTTTTGGATTTCACTGGATTGTTTAAAGAGCAAAGCGCTCTTATAGATGACATAAATAAAGAATTAGACTCGTCTGTTTTCAATGCCTTTGTGCCCAACTATAAAACTTTGGCATCGATATCTCAGATTTTTTCGACCAAGACATCGCCTCGCGATCAAGTACTCTTGGAGCAGGAGATTGTTACTAGTATGTGTAGAGAAGGTACGGTCGAGACAGAAGAAAACGATATTGATAATTTGGTTATTAAAACATTTGTAGAAAAGTTTAATGATAAATACGGCGACGACCTCTTGCAAGAACAAAAAGAACTCTTGACACACTATATTTCATCTTTTGCTGACAACGCGCTCGAACTGAAGATTTTTCTTAATGAGGAAATTGGGCGACTTAAAGAATGTTTAAACAAGGCTAAAGACGTTGACGAAATTAAAAGCGATCCTGAAATGTCTACCAAAACTCATCGAGTGATCGAGCGCTTAGATAAGTTTGCAACAGTCGCTGTTAACGAGGAATTGCTTTTAACGGTGCTAAAAACTCAAAGCTTAGTAAAGGAAATCTATTCAGATGGCAATAACAGTTAGAATTGGACAGGCGGCAGACGACGCAGTAGTGCGCCTTGAATTAGATGTGCGTAAGAGTATGAATGGAGATCTGATGATTTTTGATCACGGCGATATCGATATCGTACTTTCTACACGCACCAACAAGATCACTACCTTCCCCAAAGAAACCTTGAATGATTTAGTTTACGGAGCCCAAAATCGCTTGTTTGCCGAATTACGAAAGAAAGGCCTTGTCGTAGCAGATTCTATTCAAGCCGGAGGCTTTTATGGATCGGTTGAAGCACTAATGGAAGAAGCATCGTCAGAAAGCTTAAGCACTCCGAAGCTGGCTCTCATTAATATTTCTAACTTTATTGAAGAAGAGCGCCCCTACTTTGAAACAACAGAAGCAATTATTGGGATGGCTGACGACGAGCTTATCCATCCGGATAAACAAGACTCTACTGAACTTGGAGAAGTTCCCCAGCACAGTGACCAGGGCTCTATTCGTCCAGGCTTTATTCGCGATCCATACTCGTTGAGCTACCTATATACAATTTAAATGAAACTCTTATTAGAACATTGGAATCGGTATCTCCAAGAAGAGGAAGAGGCGCGCCCTCTCTATGGCGACGAAAAAGAAGATGCCCCTGACTCCGAAGAGTCGACCGAAGAATTTCAAAAATATGTAGAAGCAGAAAGGAAAAAAACTATGGCGGCATGCGCCGACGTTAGAGAATTTGAGCCCGAGCAACGCTCCAGCCCAGAATTTGCAACCGCTTTAGAGAAGTGTAAAAAAGCTAATGAAGAACTAGAAAACAATATTCGAGAAAAATCTCCTTTTAATATTGGTGATAATCCCGACAATGCTCCCGCAGACCCTACACCCGAAGAGCCTCAACAAAACAAGGGGCGAGACGTACAAAACGTAATGCGGTCAAATCAAGTTAAATTAACCAACGTTGAGAAAGAAGTTGGTTCGATAGAACAGGATTTGGAAACTATTATACAGAGAGTTCAAGCCTTATTAGGTCGCGTCCGACAGGAACTTACAGAAAGCGATATTCGAGAGATCATCAAAGAAGAATACAAGCTTTATCAGGAGCAGTAGTGGAATTATTATACTTTATATTGGCATCTTATGGTCTTACCCAGATCTTAGTCTACGGAAAAGTCTTTGATGCTCTTCGTCCTACGAGAGGATGGCTTGGACAACTGTTCAGGTGCCCCATGTGCATTGGTTTTCATGTAGGGTGGATTTTAATGCTACTTTCTCCTTACACAGAACTATTTAATTTTGATGTAACACCGGTAAATTATCTTATTTTAGGGTGTCTTTCTTCGGGGACATCTTATATTCTTAATATGATTATCGGAGATGAAGGAATAAAACATGAACACAAACGCATGGAATAATAAGTGGATGCTGCAGCCGGTCAGACGGTGCTGCAAAGGTTCTTAGCTATGGGAAAGAAATTACTAAGAGAATATTACGCGCTTTGCGAAGGCGGCGTATGCCAAGATCTGTTAACGGAAGATGAGAAGCGCTTCGTTGCTAGCGGAGGAATGATGCTTTCGGGCAAACTCCAAGAAGCAGATGTGCAAAACGGCAACGGTCGTATTTACCCTTACCGTGTATTAATGCGAGAAATTGAAACTTACAAAAAACTCGTAAAAGAAAATCGTGCTCTCGGAGAGCTTGATCATCCAGATGATTCTGTCATCAATTTAAAGAATGCATCGCATATGGTGACTGATGTATGGATGGAAAATAAAAATGTGATGGGCAAAGTAAAAGTACTGGACACCCCATCGGGCAATATCTTGCGCGGCCTTGTAAATAGCGGCGCACAGCTTGGTATCTCTTCACGAGGAATGGGATCGGTGAGTGAGGCTCAAGGACAAACAATCGTCGAAGACGATTTCCAACTTATCTGTTTTGATTTTGTATCGGAACCCTCAACACCGGGAGCATATATGATGAAAGAGGCCAAAGACTTAAGCACTCCCAATGTCTTTACCAAAGCTGATCGTATCAATCGCTTATTGAACGAGGTATTGACGGATGAGTGAGCAATGGTCTAGTTATAGTGACCAGCAACAACGCGTTGCAACCTGGAGAACCTTTTTAAACGAAGGTTCTTTTCTGCAACGCTTGCGAAAAAAAAGCGCTCCCGGCCTGGAAGACATGTCGGATGCCGAACTTCGTGGAGTATTTGCGACCGACCCGGATCCAGCAAACCAGCGTCAAGCAGCATACCTCTATATTAGACGTGCAAGCAACACTGAAGAGCAACAAAGCCGCACAGAAGAATTAATGGACATTGCCAAGTCTAAAGATCCTACACCCACATCGCGTACTGGGACGACTGCCTTGGGTGAACCGGTCCCCCCCATCCCAGATGAGCCCTCACGACTTAGCACACGCATGCCCACCACTACTCCGGCACCAGTCGAAGACGAAGAGATGGTCGTTTGGGCAAAAAAAAGCGCACCTCCACTAAAAAAGGCTCTTGAAAGTGGGGGTTCCAAAGATGTAGCAGAGGCGCGCACTTGGATCGCACGCCGGACGGAGGAAGAAAAAAACGCTCTGATAAACGCTCTGGCAGATATCGGACACACTTTTGTAGAAGACGATTCCGCAGATGAGAGCCCTGGTTCAGAAGAGACAGATATACCGGAACCTCTTCTTAATAGCGACGACCACACTTTAACTGTGATTCATTTTCTTGGATTGGATGACGCACCTTTGGATTCTATTCATTACCCAACAGACGAAGCCTGGATGAATGCATCGGAGAGGCAGAAGCGAATCTGGTATCGTTATTACGCGGATGTTATACAGGATCGCGGCCAGGATTCGGACGGTGAAGATCCTTTATATAGATCATTTCACAGCTTTTTCTTGAAGCCCGAGACGGATCTCTTTCTCCCAGAAGCGTTTCGCCAGTGGCTCGCTTGGGAAATTGAGAATCCTGAAAAAACACCTGAAGTAAAAGCTTGGTGCGGCGAAAAAGAATGCACCCCGGCCGACATTGAGAGCAAACGCGAGTCACTTAAAGAGCTTTATATATTGGAAGAATCTCAAATGAGACGGTGGCACCAATTAGCAGGAATTAACCCGAGAGTATTATGAAAAAATCAGACCTTAAACAATTAATCAAGCCACTTGTCAAAGAGTGTATTCATGAAGTCCTCCTTGAAGAAGGGCTTTTATCCAATGTGGTTTCCGAAGTGGCGAAAGGGCTCCAGACGACCCCGCTTGTGGAAGTGCAGCAGTCTTCGAATCAGGGACCAACACCATCAGTCGGCATTCAGACGACCGAACAAGACGTGGCGTCACGGGCTCAGTTAAAAGAATATAGAAAAAAGATGATGGAAGTTGTAGGAAAAGATGCGTATCAGGGAGTGGACTTATTTGAGAATACAGCCCCACTCTCAAATCACATTCCAGAACAAGGAAGCGCAGACTTAGGAGATCCCAGTGACGCTGGAGTGGACATTAGCTCTTTAGTAGGAAATTCCTCTAAAATTTGGCAGGCATTAAAGTAGACTTATGGCCCGAGCAACCCACATTAAAGTAACTGCACGCGAGTGTCACGGAAACACCGAGCGCATGATCCGACGTTTTATTAAGAAAGTAAAAAAAGAACGTATTATTGAGAGCGTTAAGGACAAAAGACACTACAAAAAACCTTCTGTTGCAAAGAAGGAAAAACGCATTCGTGCGGCTCGGCAAAGGATCCGAGACGAACAAAAACGAAAGAGAGCGCAACAAAGGCGCGCTAGAAATATTTAGGCACTATTTATAGTGTATATTAAAAATTTAGGAGATTTATAATGGCAAATTGGAATCCATCATGGAAAACAGAAGTAGGTTTAAACCATGTTGGGGCATATCAAGTTAGTGGGCAACCATACGCTTCTGGCAATCTTGACTGTGGAAATGCAAAACAAGTTGAGTTCCCCTATGTAACTCGATGGTTTCAGGTTATTAATCGAGAAGCCTTCCCCGTGCGTGTTGGGTTTTCTCAATTGGGAGTTTCTGGGAGTAATTATTTTACTTGCCCGCCCTCTGCATCGGCTGCCCCAAGTAGTACGGGAGTGCTGGAGGCAAAGGTTTCTGAAGTGTGGCTATATAGCCCGGGCAACCCTACTGCCAAGGCCGATGTTGTGGCTGGCTTAACTAGTGTTCCGCGCGGAAGAACGACAGTTTCATCTTCCACCGATGGGCTTCTCCCATCATGGAGCGGTTCAGTAGGAGTAGGCTAGAATGGCCACTTTTGGATGGGCATATATAAACTGCGAAGACTCTGGTTCTGCTAGCACTGGAGGACAAGCTGATGGTCCCACCGGATCAATACAGTTTGTAACCGGCTCTAACGCGACCAGTGGTTCGGCTAACTTGTTGTGGTATACCGCATCGTATGGCGGCTATAATGCCAATACACTTGTATTAACAGGCGCATTGGTCGTCACCGGTGCGATTAGTGCTAGTCACTTTCACATTGAAAACATAGCAGTTATCGATGCCACCGGCTCTACTTATTTTGGTAATAGCTCCGACGATTCGCACGTTAGAACGGGAAGTCTTTATATTTCGCAGAACACTATTCTTGGAAGCGATTATACAGCCGACCATAAAATCAGTGGCAGTCTTCAAATTTATGGCAGTAGTTCTGTCTCTGGTCCTGCTCTCGCTATCGAATATTCACAGTCGGCCGGAATTCTCACGGTCCCCGGCTTACGGGTTCAATATACACAAATTACAGAGACTGCCGGCACTACGGGTTCGCAAGGCGACTATATTATTGGAATCCGCGCCGGCGATGCAAACACTAACTATCGGCTCCCCAGTGCCTCCTTAGCTGGAACGGGATCCTTGCGTGTCATTAAGGATGAGGTGGCATCGCGCTCAGGAACAAAAATTTATGTTTCCTCTTCGTCGCCCGATACCATTGATGGGCAAGCTAGCTATATATTGACTGGCACAATGCCAGCTATTAATTTGTATTCTGACGGACACGATTGGTATATATTCTAGGAGGTAAAAGTATCGTATGGGCTACAATACTTTATCAGGTACCGTCCTTGCTCCACTAGAATTTATTCCTGGCGACTTAGTAGTTGGGAATATCCTATCTGGTAATTTAAGCACTTCGGATGGATCCTCTGTTATTAATGTTCCGCGGGTAACCAATCCTACCGATAATGCTATTCTCACCAACATAGGAGGAGACGCCAATAGTCTTACGTGTGAAACTAATCTCACTTTTGATGGCAGTGAATTAGTAATCACGGGGTATGTGACGGCCAGCATTGGATTGTCTGCCTCTTATTTGGAGGGAGACGGAAGCCGTCTTAGCGGTATTACAGGCGGCGGCGGCGGTGATGGCATCTTCACGATTATAGATGGCTCTCACGCATATGTCACCAGTAGTCTTAATGTTGGTGGACAGACATCACCCACTCATCAACTGGTGGTTAGCGGCACTGTTTCCTCTAGTGTTAATGTGTCTGCTTCAGCATTTTATGGATCGGCAATGATTTTAGCCGGCGGCTTATCCTTGAATCGAGTATCGGTGAGTGGTCATGTAACAGCTTCTAAAAACGATTATTATCTAGGCGTGGATTCTACCAATACAGCCATAGAAATTCGCCTCTTAAATGCTGCTCTATTGGACAGCGGCCAAACTTATGTGGTAAAGGACGAGAGTGGCAACGCTGATAACAACAATATAACGATTAGGACCAGCGGATCCCAGACTATTGATGGACAAAATGCAGTAGTTTTGATGTCCCCTCACGCATCAATCTCGATTTATTGTAATGGGTCCGATAAATACTTTATTTATTGAGTTTTTATATACTGGCGCCAACTAATTAATAGCGAGCCCACATGCAAATGTGGTGCTTGGGGTGCTTGCTGTATAACAAGCATCCTGCCTAAAAAAAACTATAATATGGAGGGTTTTTAAAAATGGCTTATTTATTTCAATCGGGTAGTATGGAGGCACAGCTTTCGGGCGGTATGGACTTCAACTATTCTAATGTTGAAACTGACAAAATGATGGCGATCAATTCTGATGCGACATCTCGCGCCGCAGCAGCAGGTGTATTCGGACTTGGTGCCGATGGATCGGCTGATGGTGCGTTATACTGGAATGGTTCAGAACTCGTGGTTGCGGCCGCGACGACGGATATTTTTGCGGTAGGCGCCAACGGCGTTAATCTTTCGCAAAGCGGAGATTACTACAGTATTCAAGGTACCAGCGTTCTTAACGCAACTACTCTTGGTAGCGCAGTCGTCGCTTCGTCTCTGACGAGTCTTGGCACTCAAGGTGAAGCTCTGGATATGGGCGACAACAACATCTCTAATGTTGGGGATATCGACTGTGATAGCATCAGTGTTGCTGATGCAGCAAATGGTCTTGATGTTATTTTCGGTGGTGACAGTGGCACTAATAAAATGTCACTTACTGACAATCTGGCAATTGCGCTTGATGTTACACAAGGTGCGAATTCTTACCTCAAGTTTGTTACAACGGACGGGTCTGAACAAATTACTTTTGGAAAGAACAGTACATTTAATGGCACAACTATTGCTGATCTCGGTACTGTCACGACTGCCGACATTAACGGTGGTTCTCTCGACGGCGTCACTATCGGTGCCGCTTCTGCAGGTGCTGGTACTTTTGCCGCTCTTATCGGAACGAGCTTAAGCGTTAGTGATGGCGACATCACAAACGTTGGAGTTCTGGAGGCCGACACTATTCAATCCGATGCAGATGCATCGGGTTTGAATATTAACTTTGATGGTAATACTGGCACCAACAAGATTACGATCAATGATGGTTTAGCTACCGGTCTGCTTGTTGAAGACTCCGGTGGCAATGATTTCATGATCTTTTCTACTGATGGCGATGATAACATTAAATTTAAAAAGGGTACTACATTTAATGGCACGACCATTGCTGATCTCGGTACTGTCACGACTGCCACGTCTATTACGTCGACCGACTTAATTGGTACTAACATTGATGGTATTATCGGCGCCGACACTGCTCGCGCTGGTACTTTCACCAGTCTTGATTGTACCGATGGCGCATTCGCTGTCGCCAATCTTGACATCGACGGTGCAACTGACATTGGCGCTGCTCTGGTAGACGCTGACTTGTTCATTGTTGATGATGGTGCTGGTGGAACAAACCGTAAGAGTACTTTGTCTCGACTTAAGACTTACATCGGTGCTGGTAACGAGGCTGTGGAAGTTCACGGCGTACACGGCAATCAACTTCTGAGTGGTGGCATGAATGTTGCTACAGGAAGTTTCGCTGCAAATCGCACCTGGACTCTGCCGCGTTGCAGTAGCATTTCCGAAGGTGAGATCTATCGCGTCAAAGTAACGGGCTTGGACGGCAACACGCTGACCGTGGCTGTTAACGCTAATGATTCAATCGATGACTTGGCTGTAGATGTTGATCTCGAACTTAACTCAGACAATGGTTCTATCTCGCTTATGTGCGTCGATACTGACTCTGCTGGTAAGTGGAAGATCTTTTAATCTCGAACTTGTTTCAGATGAAGAATTTCATTCTTTAAAATATTGGGCGCCCCTCCTTGTGGGGGGCGTCCTCTTTTTTATAAACTATTTATAGCAGATAAATAAAATAATATTCTATTTACAATGGACCCTTCTTATGGCTTATAATATTACTGCTACTAACGTAAAAGAAACTCAAGATTCTTTATCTCAAAATATGCTCGACAAAGAGTCGGATCAGGAGATTAGCGGCACCAAAACATTTTTAAATAACATTAGCGCTAAACAGTTTAAACTACTTGATGGAACACCATTAAGACCTACGGCCCTTGAGACTATTTCTAACAATACGCCCGGCGCCATTTTAATTTGTAACGGAAATACTACCGCAACTGGCGCGCCCAATCTTACATATAAGAATAGCACTCTCTCAGGGCAAGAGGCCGCCTTCGAGGTGTTCAATGGGTCTGCTAAGAAATTAACTGAGATCCCCGCCGCGGCCCTTGAAGGAACAGTTCCTGCCGCCACATTACCCCTCGGTAGTCGAGGAGGACTGTCAGTGCACAATAATCAACTCATCATTGACCCAACGACCCCCTTGTCTATTCGCACCCAAGGTCAAACATTGGCAGATCCAGATTTATTATTGATATATGATGTCTCTAAAAATGAACTGCGCAAGACCACATTGCAAGTATTGCATGATGATTACTTACATTCTAAACTCAAGCACCCTGGGGGCCAAGTTAATAGCTTACAATTTAAGAAGGGGACTGGTTTTGGCGGAAGCGCTGGATTGACTTTTAACCCTACAAAGCAAATCCTAAATGTCGATGGTCATTGTGATATGATTTCATTGACGACGACCAATAGCTTAACAGTAGGTGGGTCGCTTCATCAGGACGGCGCGCTACATCAAGCGATAAAAACTATTAGTGGCGACTATACTGTACAGCAAGACGATTACACGCTGTTAGCGGATGTTTCAAACACTAGTGCGTGTATCACACTACCCGATGCTACTCAAAATGAGGGAAGAATGATCAACATTAAGGGCATTAACTCGACAAAGTATACCCTTCGGTCTCATAGTTTAATGATTAAAAGCGCCGGCGGCTCAATTGACAGGTTTGATAACGTCACTCTTAAAATGAATGGCGCCTCACGCACGCTTCAATCAGATGGAATAAATTGGTGGATTATTGGATCTAGAGGAACTTGATTTCTAGTTAGTAAAAATGGAGAACCTAATTAATGGCTTATAACACCTCAAAGGGCCCCCGTGGACTAGGCGATATTCTCAACGAAGAGGATACCGATACTCAAATTGATTTCGGTAGCGATGAGATTACCTTTAAAACTAATAACATAGGGCGCCTGACGATTGCTAATGCGCATGTATCTTGCTCTGTAAATGTCTCAGGCTCCGCTTTTTATGGCGATGGCTCCAATCTTACGGGACTGACTCCCGCTGCAATCACGACCTACAATAGCGCCGCAGACAATCGTGTTATCACTTCGGTAAATAGTACTACTGTTCAAGGCGAAAGTGGTTTAACATACGACGGCGCCGATTTGGTTATAGTAGGGAATGCGTCTGCCTCTCTTGGTGTCACTGGCTCTGCTCTTTATACTGCCACAACCACTATTGATAGCGCACATGTGTCAAGTTCTCTTAATGTCTCCGGAGCCGCTTTTTATGGCGATGGTTCTAATTTGAGTAATTTGCCACCATCAGGAATCGTATGGGATGGCTCTACTGCTAATGGTGTTGCGACATATAAAAACGGTGGCGAGGCAACTGTAGAGTCAAATCTAACTTTTGATGGAACAGACTTAGGTGTCTCTGACAAGATCGTTCATATAGGCGATACAGATACATTTATTAACTTTACAGAGGATGACATAAACTTTCAAGCCGGCGGCGTCAATTTTCTAGATCTCACCGAGGACACTCAAAACGAAGCAACTTTTAACGAAGGTGGTGTTGATGTTGACTTTAGGGTTGAGTCGGTTAACGACACACATATGATTTTTGTTGACGCTGCAAATGATGCTGTTAGTATTGGTGTTTCCACCGATACGCCGGCCGCTGTGTTAGAGATTGCAGGTGACGCTGCTCAGGCGAAACCCACACTTACTATTGATCACGCAGAAGATACCAACAATGCTGTTAATATCAACGCAGATTCCATAACAACAGCCAAAGCTTTGCGCATATCTGCTGACGCCTTAACGACGGGTAACGCTCTTTATATTGACGACGCTTCATCAAACACGGGAACAAGAAAAACCGCGCTCATAATTCAGAATAATGCTGCAGCAATTAACGCCCAAGCACTAGCAGTTCAGTCAGACGGTGGCACAACAGGAATAAAACTAGACAAGAATTACTCGGATCTCACTGAAGCCTCAATAACCGGCTTGCACATAGACTGGGATAAGACCGGCGCTTCCACGTCAGACAACACCATGTATGG